TACAGAAGGACTTCCTACTGCACCTGTTGCACTAACACCCGCTGGGGCTATAGTGATGGGTAAGCTTATAACGGGACTTCCTACTGCACCTGTTGCACTAACACCCGTAACACTAACTGGTAATTCTTCGCTCCAAGCACCCTCACCCCAAGTGCCTCGACCCCAGCCAGATATATTAGCCATTAACCTATCCTAATAATCGCCGTAGTAGCAGCGTTTCCTGGATACTGAATAGTAAAATCACCAGCGGTAGAAGACTTATCTCCACCAAAATTTATTACGCATACCGAAGGTGTTGCAGCGTGAGTTGTCGTTCCAGCCGTTCCGGCATTAGCTAATGTAGAATTATATATTAAAGCACCCCTTGCATTCGATATGGTAGAAGTAGAAAAGGTTGTGTCTGCAAAATCTAAGAAGGCGGTAGGTACACTTGAAGCATCTGCGAGACCTAGTGTGACACTTGCTAAAGCAGCGCCTCCAGCCGTATAATTCGTTCCACTAACTTCGTTACTTGTCGTATATCCAGTTGTATCCAGATCAATAGATGAAGAGTTTGTAAACATAGCTATTTTATAAGTGTCAGCGTTAATCGTTGAACCATCTCCTCGAGAGTGAGATGTCCAAAAATGTATACCCGCTTGTATTTCTCTTTTATAAGATCCGCACATAGCGGATGAACCAATTGCCATATCAAAGTCTCCTTATTATTTCAGCTATGTCTTCATGACCTTGCTTTTTCATTAAAGCCCAAATTGTTGTTCTTTCGCTAAGTGCCATACTTTTCATATAATATATAAGTATTTCTTTCAACTTATCTCTGTGCGCTATAGCTTGATCCCGTATGACAGGTGGAGCGTTTTCGCTAACAATCATAATTTTATTTAAGGCCATATCTGCTAATTGTTCAGGACTATGACCACTATTATTACTAGTGTAGACCATTACGTTTCCTACATCAGAAGACCCATTTGCTTGAAGCATTATTCTACCTCTCTTCTAAGTCTATCATACCTATACTGATCTCTAGTATTTCGTCCCTCACCAAGGTTTTTAAGCCATCTCATTGCTTCTTGAAATCTACCGTTATAAATGTTCAATAATCCTTCATCACCCTTCATAAAAGTATAAGCTTCAACTAAGGAGCCGTATAGAAGGGCTAATTGTGCATTATCACCCAACCATGTGGTTCCGCTATCCGCACCAGCGGTTATAGAAGCTGGCCTATAATAGTAATGAAGCTCCATAGTTAAAGCAGAACTTGGAGTTGGCGCTAATATAAAAGCGGTGTCATCCCAATCAGCATAGTATATGGGAATACCTGACGTAGCGGGATTAGGTGTAAAATCTTGTAAAAAGGTTGAGTGTTTATACAACAAAAACTCATTACTAGATCCATTAACAACACTTAACGATAACGGAGAAAGTATATCCAGAGGCTTTGTTAAAAATTTATTGTTTTGTTGAGTTGTACCCGTAGTGTATTTTCTAAAAACGTCAAGCTGAACTTCTTTAAAAATTCTCTCTTCTGCGTTTATAATAAACCTAGATAACTGTGATACAAAAGTAGACTCTGTGTTTTCTGTGTAATCTTGTATCGCTGTTTTTAAAGTTGCAAATGTATAAGCCATGTTAAGCACTCACCGTTACAGGACCAGCGGAAGCAAAAGAACCGCCTCCTTGAACACCGCCTATTGTCCCTGTTTCACTAGATCCACTACTAGAAATATCTATCGTGTAGTCGTATCGAACAGTATCTCCGTATACTTGTGTTATAGCATAACCAGTACTAAACTCCAAAACGGTAGATGTAAAACCATCGAAAGCTTCAGTGTTTCTAAAACGAATAATGTCTCCTACAGATCTATTACTGCCGGGTTCTGTAATTCTAACAATAGATGATCCTACATTAACAGACTCAAAAGGATTGTTTGGTAATAAAACTTCTACGGGTGGTTCTGTTCTATCGGGTCTAGCAAAACGTAAAGCTTCTGGATCTGCTACAGCACGTCTGGGGCTAAGTTGAGGTTGTTTAATTTCAAACTCATCTTTTCCTACCATCATACCTGTCCATTCTTTTACTAAATCTCTCATTCGATACGCTCTTCCAGAACGATCAGACAACCCCATTGCGTATTTACCTGAAGCATATTTAGGCATCAGGATACACTCAACGAAGAATATGTTGGAACAAGTCGTAAGGCTGTTCTTTCTCCGTCCTCAGAGGCTGCTCTTTGAAACTCTTCTTCATAAATATCTTTAAGCATACCTATTCTATCTGGCGCTTTTTTTACAGATAAGTAATATGCTAATCCAGCCGTTAAACACGGTAAAAATCTAAAAGGTATATCGGCATCATTTGTAGCTACGTCTGCATCTTGTATGCGTCTTACCCTGTAATAAACAAGTTGATCGGTAGAGTTTTCAGGGGTTGACCATATAGAAATAGTTGGCGTTATCTGCCTGTCTATATAAAACTGAGAAGCTTTTCCTTGAGTTGTCTTATCAGGAATACCTATATAATCTGAACGTCCAATTCTAGTAAGTCCTATATCACTACCACTTCGTCTTACAACAACTTCTAAAACATCAACCGTTGACTGAACATCAACAAGACTAAAGTTAGTTGTAACAGTTGTGGTAGCTCCACTTGAAGAACCCGTAATAGTTTCTGTTGGTGTAAAATCTTCTGTAGGAACGGTAACAGTAAGTGTTGTGGAGGAAGGTTTTGTTATGACCCCAGCAGTAGATCCGCTAGTACCTCCAGTGATAGTTTCCCCTACAGAAAAGCTACTTGTAGCAGCTACTGTTAAAGTAATAGTTCCTATTGGATATGTTGAAATAGAAGATGTAGAAGAAAGTTGAGCTAAAGTTTGCGTTAACTCTTCTACAGTCCAAAGATTTAAACCTCTATTCGCCCAATCAGCAAATAATATATTTAAAGATCTTCTAGCAGTGAGAGAGTCGTAACCTGTACGAAGTTCAAGCCCACATCTCTCAAAAGCTTCTTCTGTAATCTCAGCCATGTTTAAATTAAAATCAGATGATCCAGAAGTTGCCATGTTTATCTCCTTAAAGGATTATATCACCCTTTCATTAACGAATCTATTTTATTCTCTAATCGATCAAATCGATCATGTAGTCTAGTTATGTCTTTTGCGAGATCGTCTTTAGAAACATAATCTCTAGCAACTTCTTCTCTTGTTTTATTTAAAAGAATGTCTAAACGCTGAACCGTAGCGTGATGACTTTTAAGAAAGAAAAGAGAAATGGCCCCACCTAATGTAAGAATGCCATTCCACATATATGAAGTCATTTCATCCATCTTAATACGATTTAACAACTTCTATAACGATGCTATAGGTATCTCCTGAAGAATGACCCACTGTAGTCAGCATAATATCTCCAGTAACACCATCTCCAGCATAATTAGGAAGCCCAGCTACCTGATCAGAAAGATCTATAGTATCTGAGTAATCAGCAGGTAATCCTATTGCAACAACGTCTGTTGTTGCATCATATAAAAGAGTTACCGACATTCCCACAGTTGAAAAAGTAATCTTGCTAACACTAACAGAAGTTACCGCATCCCCTTGAGTATTAGTAGAAAGAGTAGACATATCGATTTTTTTAACTGCCGCCTCTCCCGTACCATCACTAAGGTTAGTTAGATAAAAAACAGCTTTTTTAGGTCCATCCTGTAGTTTTGTTATGTTAACTGCATCTGCCATATCTATGTCCTTAATTGTTTATAAAAAGGTGGAAGCGTTAACTTCCACCTATATTATTAACCGTTGTTAAAATCAACGTTCATGCCAGTTATGCGAATCCAAATCTTACCCGCTGTATAAGCAGCGTTTGTAGCCGCTCCTGCAACAAGATAGACGTACTTTTTAGATAAAGCTGCCATAACAGCACCCGCATCAACAGCGTTATAATAGCCTAAAGTAAGATCACCGTTGTTCATCATCTGGGTTGTACTGGTAGGCGCGGTTCCTCCAGCGGTTGTCCCTGTAGCGGAAATATCTACGTTGATATCTGGATCACCGCCTGTTGGCACTTCTACACAACCAAACTCAAGAAGAATAGGTATACCGTTAACTTCTTTAGTTAATTCTGCGATATAAGCATTAGCTTCAGTTCCGTCACCAATAACTCGATCCACCGAAGCAGAACCGTCAAAGCCACCATGAAGATCAACAAGAATAGAGGTTACAATAGTACCGCCAACCTTGTTAACAAAAGTGTTAATGGCTACGTCTGGAATACCAGAACCGTGAGCGTTAGGAGTAATACCAAAAATAGTAGCTCCTGTGTCTAAACTAGCGTTGTTAGCTCCGGCTGTAGTAGCTGTTCCAGAAAAACCATTAGTATCAACGATGTTGTTAATACCAGAGGTTGCAACTGTTTGAATTTCAAATTGTTTTTGAGCAATAGTTCCAGTAGTAGCGTTTTCACTAATTTGTTGAAAACCATTTTTTGAGCGGACTGGACCGCTAAAAGTTGAATTACCCATAATAGGTTACTCCTTACAAAGTATTAAACCCTATAGTCTTGTAAGCGTCTGCTGGGAGCAGTCTATAAGGTTGAGATCCCAGAAAATAAGGAGAGAGTTTCCCCTCTCCTTAATTCAGTTAAGCGCCGGGTGAACCGTACACGCAACGTGGGTCAGAGTAACCGAAGCTATAACGCTCACGGGCTTTGTACCGTACATTACCTGTATCAAAATCACCTTCCATCTTGGTAGACATAGGCATACGCTCAAAGTGAACGAAGCCTCTAGGTGCGTCCGTCTTAATAAAGAACGCATCAGAGTCGGATAGATAATGATTAACTGTGTAGCCATTAGGAAGCATACCCATGTTCCTCATAGCATTTATATCATTATCAGAAGTGCCGGGACGAAGAGTGGTTTCAAGAAGACGATCCGCAACAAATTGTAATGCTGGCGGAACAATCAACTTCATTCCTCGTACAGATACTTTAAGACCCTTTTCGTCAGTAAAACCCGCTATATCAATAAGCGCATTTTCAAGACTAGTCTCGTTTAAATCAGCAGCAGTTGCTGGCTCATTAGCAAGAGTATTGTTATTGGTAAGAGGATGGTCTGTAGCACAAAGCTCTTTTCCATCACCACCAGTAACAGTAGAATCAAAAGCGGAGTTTAAAACAGAAGCCGCTTTAACTTGCTTAGTATTAGCCATACTACGTGCTAACGCTTTAGTGTAACGAGAAGCAAGACGATCATAAAGATTATCTTCAATAGCTTCCTCAGTAATTGAGAAAGCAAGGGCGATAGTCTCATGTGTGTATCGTGCAGTATATGCTTCTTGTGCATCATCAAAGCTGACCGCTGATCCTTCACCCTTAACAGGTGCAGTACCAAACCCAGCAAGCATTACTTCTTCTTCAAATGCTCGCTCTGAAGATTCTGTATCAAAAATCTCAGCAGCTTCATTATCATACCTAGCGTACTCTAACCCAAAAAGGGCATTGAGGCCAGGCTCTAGCTCTTTAGCTAGTTGTGCTCTACTTATAGCCATTTCTCAATTCTCCTATACGCCAGTGGTTGAAGGTGTACCCGATGCAATGGACCCAACAGGTGCATTAAACGAGTTATTCAACCTTACGATTGCGCCGATTCCGGCAGATGCATAATCTTCGTTCTCAGGATCCTCAACCCATCCCATGACACGTAGTGCTAAAGAATTGGTTGTGGCAAGAGTACTGATAGCCAAACGACCTAGTGAAACACCAGTAGCATCTGTACCCGTTATACCTGTAGAAAGATTTGCGTTCAAAAAGACACTTGCACGTGCAGTTGCCTTACTTGTCCATGAAGCATCAGTAGCAATTACATATAGCTGATTAGGATCATCTACAATAAACGCTTTAACTGGATGATTACTATCCGCACCTGATCCAGGCCAGTAGTTACTCCACGTTGTTTTTCCAGTGACACTAGAAACATACTCACATCCTTGAAATACGCCTAGATGACTGACAGTTCCACCAGCAGCATTAGCTGTATGGTCGATAAATCCAGAAGCAAGAGGAATAACCAATTGCCCGTGATAAATCTTGTCAGTGTTTCCGTTAGCGATTTCGTAAGGAGTATATCCCGTAAGGCCAGTGGAATTAGCTCCTCCACCTAATTTACTTAGGGGGCGAAGACCAAAACTTCCATTTGAATTAGCCATTTAGTTTTCTCCTAGTCCTCTTTTTGAGGACCTCCAAAAGTTACACTTGAACTCCTATCAGGTCTGCTGATAGGCATTGCTGGATGTTGTTCACGAGCTAACTCGTTATCAACAGCCGTCATTTGATCCCGTGTTTGACCACGGAAATAAGCATTTCGCGACTCAACAATTTCTTCAGGAACTCTTGCTAAAAGTAATCCCCCTACTCCAATAACTCCTGCATGTTTACCATCGTCAACAGTAGGAATATCAAAATCTGGGTATTCTTCTCCACGGACCAACTCATATCCCTCACGAGATCTAGCTGATACGTTTTTACGATCATCAAAGCCCATTACACTTTCCCTAATCCAACGGTGTTTATAACCTTCGGGTGGGGGAGGCGCATCTAACATTGATGGCGGTCTCCAAGGTTCCTTGCGTGCTTCTTTAACACGTGTCTGATTGTCGCGGGGCGTCCTAGGTGTCTTCTGGCGAGTAGTGTTCTCTTGTGTCATGATTAACTCCTTATTTTACGTATTTAGCGTATTCTTCAAGTGGTACATTTAGCTTTTTCGCAATAGCAACTTGAGAAGGCGTTAATCGCACTGTTTTACGTCCACCTCTATTGCGGGATGCGGAAGTTTCGGCTGACGCAACCTTTTTACTTCCACCCGTTTTAGGCTTTGCTCCAAGTTTATGTGGAAACTCAGCCCTAAGTCTTTTGTCAAGCTCAGAATAATACTCATCTGACTGCGGGTCAAATTTTTCATCCTCAACTAACCGTCTGTGAACCCCAAAAGCGGCATATGTCATAACTTCATCGTTTCCAAACCACTCGTTTCGAGAAGCCCAGTCTTCTGCTTTCGGATCCGCCTGTGCGGGAGCTTGTTGTTGAGGAGGAGGAGCCGCTACGGGAGCTTCTACTTTTTGCTCAACTTCCTTAACAGGTTTTTTAATTTTACCCTTTTCTACAGCAAGCTCTGATAAAGCTTCCTGTACCTCAACTATCTTTTCAACATCACCTGTTTCGTGAGCTTCTTTAAGAAGTTGTTTAGCTGCTTGTATTTGAGTTGTAACTCTTGTGTCAAACTCTTCCTGAAAACCTTTATCTAAAGAGTCTAAACGTTTCTTTAATTCCTCGTTTTCATTCCTAACGTTTTCAGCATATTGAACAGCAGATTGTTTCTGACGTTCTTCTTCACGCATACGTTTGGTAAGTTTATCAATACGAGACTTAACACCAGAACTATACTCATCTAATTCGGATTCGTCCGCTGGCTCTTTTATTTCAGGTGAGTTTTCTGCAACCTCCTCTTTAGTTTCTTCTGAGGAAGCCTCAAGGTCTATTTCAATTTCAGACTCGTCAGAGTCTCCTATATCAATTTTCTTTTCTTCACTTATATCCATAGCGTGATCTCCACGTGTTAATTCTATACATGTTTAATGTCATCGGGATCCATGATTGTAGCGATAACTTCGTCATCATTTATAATACGAACTTCGCCACCATCAATTTTAAATCGAGCACCAGCATATCTGCCAATACATATCCAATCACCTTTCTTGCACCAAGGCGAAGCGTTTTCTCCAAACTTATTAGGATCTTGATACGCTAATGGACCAACCTTTAAAACATACGCTACAACAGTAGCCAATGCTTCACGGTCACGGATTTGATCTGGGATTAAAACACCACCATCACTGGTTGCTTTACCCGCATATGGCATAACTAATATACGCCATCCAGTGGGTTGAGGTAGTCTTTCACTTAGGGAAACATCTAACAAAGAAGGATCGAGAACTCTCTCATCTTTTTTAACGTAAGCACTCTTTTTTTTCTCTTTCTCTTTCTCAGCTACATGTTCTGGTACATATAGTTTTTTAGTCATTCTTTCTCCTGTTGTTCTAAGAAGTCTTTAATTTCTTGCTCTGCATATTCAAGCCCTTTTAACTCACCTACTAATTCTCTGTAGGCTTCTAAGTCTCTAGGTCTACCGTGAAGGATAGCATCCTTTGTTAGTTCTGCACGGCCTTGAATTGATTTTAGGACGTTATAGGCAAACGTAGTTGGGTCTGCCATTAAAACGTACCT